TCAGCCAAGTCAAGATGGAAAGTTCACCTTTTCTGAACATCAAGGTCTTTTCATCAGGAATTACGCTTATATTATTGAGTGACTCTATCATATTGTCAATATCAATAATTAAATCCTTCCACCCCTGATTTCCCATCATTTCAAATCGGGATTCGTAATACTTTTGTAGGTCAGGACTCATGGCATTGCCGCTTTGATCTCGTCAACCGTGGATGCTGAATCAATGGCAGTCTGCATAGCCGCATACTTCTCACGCACAGCTTGCCTTGCCGCTTCTGCCGCTGTTGCCTCTGAGGGAATAGTTGCCTTGATGTCCAAGGGCGCAAACTCAGCAGACCTTGCTTCTCTGCGTTTGTCGTGGGCAATGGTCTTAGCCTTGTCGATGTTGATGGTAATCATGTGTTTTCCTTTGCTTTTTGTGCGGCTTCCCAGCACTCGCGTAGCAAGTCTTCGTAAGAGTCATAGCCTCCCCCAAGGGCGGCAAACCACTCATCAAAAGTCATGCTGTGTACTCCCATGCGTTGCGGAATGTGCGGTCTTCAGGAATGTTAGAGACATCCACAATCTTATAAGGCGAGCCTTTAGGCACTCTCATTTGGGCAAGCACTTCCATTGTGTTTCCTTCTTGTGCAAGCCACTCTGGAGCTGGGACAATGATGGCAACACCATCGTCAGTTGGGTAAATTATTCTTTGATTCATGGTTTCTCCTTTTAACGAAATACAGTTAAGGCTACAAAAGTATAATCAGCGGCAGCTCCAAGGTAAGTAGCTGTATTAATAGTTACCGTACTTGTTGACGCAATATTTGTACCAAAAAGATTTGGATTACCCCCATAAGTTGTTGCCCCATTTACATCAGTTAATGCTGTTGTTAAATTAACAGTATAAGAACCAACACCAGTATCAGTAATGTTGGTCACATTACCACTTGCACGAATTGCTGGTGTACCTGTGCCGTTGAAGTTAACCCAAGCACGACACATATACAAAGGTGCAGTGCCTGACACAGTAGGAATCTGTGCTGAGTCAATGTTTGGTGTTGTCAGTGTTGGGCTGGTCAGCGTCTTGTTTGTCAGCGTCTGAGAATCAGTTGTGCCAACAACAGCCCCTGCTGGATTGCCTACACCCCCTGCTGGGAATGTAACCCCTGCCGTTCCGCTTATTAAGGTAGTCATGGTTAATCCTTATTCGTAGAGGATGTTGATTGAACCAGCGTCAAAGGTATCAGTGCTTGTTGATGTAATGACAACACGATCTAACGCACCACCGAGTGCAATAGTGCCGCCAGTCGCAAAAAAAGTTCCAGTTGATGTTGCAGTAATGCCAACAAAAGTTCCGCTGGCAACATAAGTACTTCCAGTAACCAAATCAATACTCAACTTACCATGCACTGTTGATCCTGCACTATTTGTTTGGATTCTAAATCCATCAGTTGCGGCTGTTGCTTGAGGTACACCGCCATTTTGTTGTTGAAAATAATAACTAACATACCCAGATGTTGTTGTTGAACCAGAACCAACTTGAATTAGCAAAAGTGCTGTACTACTTAAACTCACTCCACTAAACAGCACACTTACTCTCTTTACCCATGAAGGGATTGAACTGAATGTGATGCTTGTTCCACTTGTTGAGTTTTGAGACACACCAGACACAATCTGGCTGTTTGTTGCACCAGCGAATGGATACCAAGTTGTATTGCTAAGTCTATACACCCATGAATATGGCTGATTGGGTCTGAGCGTTTGTGTGCCATTGACCAATGACTGCCCTGTGTTGCCTTGAACAGTCAAGGCCGTGATTTGCTGTGTTGACTCAACAGTAATGGTCATGCCATCCACAGGGGATGCTGGCATTGTGATAGTGCCTGTTGCCAGCGTACCAGCAGGATTCATCACCAATACATTTACACCAGCGGCAAAGGTATAGCTAAACCCTGTCGATGGGGCTTGGTAATCGTACTGCTGAAGCAGTCCGTTTGTGCCATCTAACTTAGCTACCATTGGTTGTCCCTTGAGTTTCCTCTGTTGTCTGTGCCGCCTCTGCCAAAGCCTGAGCCTCTGCCTCTGCAAGCTGTGCCGCCACTGCCGCATCATGTGCCGCTTGTTCTTCAGGTGTGTACTCAACTTGAGTGACTTCACCAGTTTGGACATTTACAACGATTCTGTGTGTCATTTTTTATCCTTCATACATGATGTTGATTCTACCAGCGTCAAAGGTGTCTGTGCCGAGGACTGTGGTGATTCGTATTCGATCTAATGTGGCGGAAAGCGATTTAGCCCCAGAACAGTTAAATATACAAGCGGTGTCACTTCTAGCTAAAACACCGTTTGCACACCAAGTATTTGCTGTCGCATCAAGCAAAGTAATTTGAATAGCACCGTGGAAAACCACAGTAGAAGCCATGCCAGCACCAATACCAAAACCAGTAGTTTGTGAAATTGCTGTACAAGCACTTCCCGCAAAAACAGAAGAACCAGAACCTAAATAACCAGTGTTTTCAATACCGCCAGAATCACCCAGTTGTAACAATGGAATACTTGTTCCGTTTGTTGACACACCGCTAAAGTTCACCGTAATCCGCTTACACCAACTTGGGATGCCAGTAAAGTCAATGCTTGTACCTGATGTAGAGGCAACCGCAGTGCCAGAGGTAATCCCCAGCACCGCACCGTTGTTGATTGTTACGCTTGCTGAACCATCTATTGTGGTTGGCATGATTCATCCTTTGCTTTTTGTGCGGCTTCCCAGCACTCACGCAGTAAATCTTCGTATGAGCTGTAACCGCCTTCAAGAGTATCGAACCATTCTTCAAATGTCATGATCAACCCTCATATATGATATTTACGCTACCGGCATCGAAAGCATCCGTTCCATTTACGGTAGTGATACGAACACGGTCTAATGTTGCGGAAAGTTCTTTTGATCCAGCTACATAATGAATTTGAGAATTACTTAAATAAATAACACCGCTACCTACCCAAGTATTTCCAGTAATATTTGTAAAAATATAATGCCCAATAGCTTGATTGGTGGCACTAGCACCGCCTATTAAATATCCAGCGGTAGACGATGCTGTAGCTGCTGAAGTTGTAATAATAGCGCCAACGCCAGACTGGTAAGCTGTAGTTTCAATTCCGCCAGAATCTCCAATTTGCACAAGCAAATTACTCGTTCCATTTGTACTGACCACATTAAACATCACTGTGATTTTCTTCACCCAACTCGGCAAACCTGTGAAATCAATTGATGTCCCACTGGTAGACGCAACAGCAGTGCCTTGCGTAATTCTCTGCAACTGCGCCCGTGACGCATTGCTGTCAGTCCCAAAGAACTGTCCGTTGTATTCAATGTTGCCTGTGGCTGGTGTACCAATCAGCGTGTCAGAAGTTAAAACAAGTATTGACATGGTTATCCTTCGTACAGAATGTTGATAGTGCCAGCATCGAATGTGTCTGTTCCACCTACTGTGGTTAAACGAACATTGTCTAATACACCAGCCAAACTTATCACGCCACCACCACTTCCCAAACGGGCATTAGTTGTGTCTACTACTTGAGCCGAACACACCCAAGTATTTCCTGTTAGCAATACAAGATTTACCAGCCCTGACCATGTTTGTGTAGCACCTCCACCACCTGAATTATTAAAGGCAAATCCCGTGGTTATTGAATTAACAGATGTGACATTGGCTGTTACCACTACCCCTGCCGTTGCCGCATATCCACTGGTTGTAGCTACTCCGCCAGTACCAAGTTGAACTTGCATTACTTGTGTTCCAGTAACGCTTACACCGCTGAGAATCATCGTGATTCGTTTCACCCATGAAGGGATTGAACTGAATGTAATGCTTGTGCCAGATGTGGACGCAACAGCCGTTGCCAGTGTGTTGACAGACATTGTGCCTGTTGCCGCTTGAACAGTGATGGTGTTTGTCCCTGCAACTGCGGCGGCGGCAATCGTTACCTGTCCTGATGTGTCTCCTTTAAGAACAACTGAAGCCATTTCAATCCTCTATAAAACAACCCAGCGACTACCGCTAGAAACAGTTACTGATTGACCTGACGCAATAGTGATAGGCCCTGATGACATTCCTGAAGTACCTGATGCAATGGTGTAGCTTGTTGCCACAGTTTGGCTGTTAACATAGATGCCGTTTCCTGCATTCACAATTGACGATTGAAACTCACCAGTGCTAGGCTTGTAAAGCAACTTAGCATTGCTTGTGTAAATTGTAGTTGGCGTACCTGATGTTGCATTTGCAAACAATGGGTAGACATTGGTTGATGTACTTGTGTCGTTACTGATGCTTGCACCAGCAGTACCATTAGATGCGGCAGTTACTCGACCATAAGCATCAACAGTAATGTTTGCCGCTGTGTAGCTTGCCGCTGTCACTCCACTGGTATCCAATGCAACAGTGCCACTTGTCGTAATCGTTCCACCTGTCAAACCAGTACCAGCAGTGATAGATGTCACAGTGCCTGAATACTGGTCATTCGATGTGATAGTGAAATTAGGGTAAGTACCAGTAACAGAGGTAGTCCCTGCTCCTGTCAATGCAACCGTCTGATCTGGTGCTGAATTGGTGATTGTGAAGTTAGGGTAAGTGCCACTCGTACTAATACCAGTACCAGCAGTCAATACAACTGTCTGGTCAGGGGCAGAGTTGGTAATTGTGACTGCACCAGTAGCACCTGAAACTGAAATGCCTGTACCAGCAACCGCAGAGGTCACTCCTGAGTTGGCAATCGTGATAGAACCAGCACCTTCAGTAATGGTTATACCTGTGCCATCAGTTAGCGTGTTCTTTTCCCACAAGTCAGTTGTTTCGTTATAGATCAACACTTGACCATTGGTGGCATTCTGAGCAGACACATTGTGCAACTCATCCATCTCATAGCCGTTTTGAATCCTGACCTCAATTGAGCCTTGATTCACATGGCTACGAGTCACTACACCTACATAAACCAAGTGGTTAGGTGCGTATTGTTTGGTAGATGTGTATTCGCCAGCCGTAGAAGAACTCAAATACAACTGTGTGCCATTTGCAAATGCAGATGTATCTAATCCAGATAAATCACCAGCCAAAATTGCATAACCATTGTTATTATTTGAGATGTCAGCAAACACAATACCAAATGTTTGGGCAGAAGTTGAATCTGTTGTTGCCAATGCCTTAGATACAGTGGCTTTATTGCCTGATGCACCACTGATGTAGACAACTGTTCCCTTTGTCAGCGTTGCGCCTGTCTCATTGCGAACCTGAGTAATCAGTCTTGGAGAGGAATAAACAGCAAGATCAGCATTTGTTCCTGTTGTTGTGACTGTGACACTGGCATCAGCAGATGTAACTGTTTGTAATGTTTCTGATTGGTCAATCTTCTGCCAAACAGTACCATTGAACAGCAACCAATCTCCTATCGCCCAATCAGTGATGCCGTTTAGATTCGTAGAGCCAGCAGTTGCCACAATGTAGTAGTAGCCATTAATTCCTGTACTGCTTGCCAATGTGGGCGTATTGGTAGAAGCATTCCAAGTGCCTTGGTAACTCAAACCACCAGCAACTGAAGCCCAAGATGTGCTTGTTCCATTGGTGGTTAAAAACTTTCCTGCATTTCCTGTTTGGCTAGGAATCAGGTTATTGATTTGGGTCTGTAGGGAGGCTAGAGTATCAAGAACAGACTGAGAAGTACCGCCACCATTAGTAATGACTTTGATGCGTTCTGCAAGATCAGGAGCAACAACCTCACCAACATTGAGTTCAACACCACTAGACAGGACAATGACAAGGCTACCATCAAAATCAATGCGAGCAGAGGTAACAGAAACACCATCAACACCATCCACTCCATCACGCCCATCTCGACCAGCGTCACCTTTATCACCCTTTGCGCCATCTCGACCTGCTTTTCCATCTTTGCCATCCCTTCCATCCTTGCCGTTGATACCATCACGACCATCTTTGATAGAAGCAACACGCTTTTCAATGGCATTGCCAACATCGTCATAACGAGAGCGAATGTCTGCCTCAATCTTCTTGAGTGCTTGGACAACTATGTCAACATTCTCGCCAATCTTGCGTTTTTGTACCTCTTTGGCTTCGGCAACAGTAGACTTAATGCCCTCAAGAACAGCCATCTGCTGTTCAGGAGTCATGTTCTTAAGGATTAGCTCCTTGGCAAGTTTTTCGACATCCATTATTCAGTACCAGTTTGAGCAGAACTTAACTGCTTGGTCAATTGGTTGAGGAAATCTTCTTCCATGCCTGAAATCTTGTTGTTTTTCTCAGCCATTTGCAGTTCAACAATCTTAGACTTGTTTTTGATGTCTGCTTCCTTCAACATCAACTCAGCAATCTTAACTCTCTTGTCAAACTCTTTGGAAGCCAAGTCATCTTGGTTTGGAAGATTCTTTGTCACAGCCGCCATGTTCTTGGCTTGCACTTCTTGAGGCATCAACTGTGCTTCTGTGAGCAATTTCTGTGCTTCAGCCCTGTTTTGTTCAGCCTGAGTGGTAGAAACTGCAATCTGAGCCTGTGCCGCTTGGATAGCCAACTGCTGTTGAGCCTGTTGCATCTGTTGTGCTTCAGGATTGGGTTGCATCATTTCTTCCAACTTAGCAATCAACTCCATTCTGTTGCTCAAACTGCTGTTTCCAATAATTCCTTTGAGGATAATTGGCAAAACAGGAGTCTCAGCACCCAAAGTTTGAAGCAAACCAATGAATTGCTGTTGTTCGTACTCTCTGGCAATGATGCCCAAGGTGGCAGTAGGCACAAAATTCATGTCTACAGAGGGGTAACGCTCTGGGTCAAACTGCATGAACCTGAAAGCCGCCTTCTTGATGAATGGAATCAAGAAATCTTCTTGGAAATTCACCAAAGTACGCTTGTATTTCTTGATGATGGAGGCGACTGCCATCGACATACCGCCACCATCACGGGCAGATTGGCTGACCATGCCCTGAGAATCCAGTGTTCCAGTGGCTTGAAGCAACATACGCTCAAATTCTTTGGCAGTGGCTAGGTTGTTGGGGTCACTTTGACCAAACTTGAATGGGTAAAGAATCTCACTGGGTGCGCCATTGGTGAGGATTGCCTTGCCCGGCTTGATCTCAAACTTCATACCCCTTGGCAACCGTGTTGCATCCATCGCAATCATGGGGGAAGTGGTCAATGCAAGTGAGTCTAGGTGGCTACGAGTCTGTGCATCAATGGCTTTTTGCATATTGAATGCTTTTTCCACTGTGCCACGACCCAACAAACGGTTAGGAACAGTGTCATCTTGGTATGCCAAGACGGGTCTGTCCTTCATCATGTAAGGGTTTTCCTCAGCCTTGAGCAACAAACCATCGTTGGCAATCACGACAATGGCTTCAACCATGTCTGTGTAGTCTTCTGCGGCAGAGTTCTCAGGGAACAACTCGACAATCTCTTTGTTTTCTTCTAAGTTGTTCAAGTATTCACGGGGAACAAGACCGTAGTAGGTGAGCAAAAGCACCTTCTCGTCTTGGTACTGAGACACTTCTTGGGTTGGTTCAAGGTCAGTGTCTTCGTAGGTGGGCGTGATGTCTACCTTGCGGTAGATGCCTCGTTCAATACCTTCAACAACCTTGTGGATTGAGACATATTTCTCGATAGCCACGCCCATGCAGTCATCAATGGAAGTACCGTTGGGGTCGAAAAGGAAGTTCTTGGGGTTGACAGGCATGATCTTGACTGCAATCCTGTCTCTTTCCATGACTCCAATTGCCGCTTGACCGGGCTGACCGGGGATAGGTCGTGTAGAGGGGATAAATTCTTTTTCAGTCTTGACAATAATCTCGCCAATGCCTGTACCGTAGATTTCTGCCATCAACTCAATCTGGTCAATGGACTTCCTATCTTGTCTTTCTTGAAGTCTTCCATCAGTTGAGCCTTGATTAACTCAACATCAATGGGGTTGCCGTTCACATCTTGGATATTGTCTTCAATGTCAAAGAACTCGCCTTGCCCAAAGATAGCTTCCATGATCTCGGCATGACGAGTTTCAACGGCTTGTTGTGTGGCAGGGGTGACGATACGGCTACGCTCAGACTCACGGGTCTTGTCTTCAGAAGCCCATTGACCTCGGAAGATGCGTTCGTACTCTAGCCAATCAGGGAGGAAGTTGGTGTCTCGGTAGTCCCGCCAGCGTTGGCAATGGTCAGTGACAAAATCTGTCAATTCTTTATCAGCCTCAGTCGGCTCATAAAATTCGTTTTGTTCAAGTTTGTCTGTTGCCATTTATATCCCCGATATTACATCTAGTGGTTGCCACTCATCTTCTTGGTCGTCTTCAAAGTATGTAGTGACAGCAAGTTGGTCGATGTATGACAAAGAGTCGGGTAAGTCATCGTGTACGCCTTGGGCTGGAAACATTAAGAGTTGGTCTTTGAATTCATCCCAATCTTCCTCAGAGTTCAGCACAATGCGCCCATGCTCAAACCGCCCTTGGAGACTCCAGATAATCCTGTCAGCCTTTTTCCTGTTGCCATGCGTTAAGTCAACTATGTGCGAATATACATTATTTTTTCGCATTAAGTCACTCAAATACGGCAAAACTGCGTTTTTTAACGCTCCCCTCTCGATTCCCACCGATAAAGGGCGGTATTCCCGCATTTTCAGCAGAATCGTGGCGGCTGTCTCCCTGATGTCCCACCGCCCATAGGCGATCTCCTTGACAAACCACTTCCCATCATCTGTGACCTTAACCACAGAGATAGCAGTCTGGTCTAGCCTTTTCTTGGAATTGGCGGCTTGTTTGGCAACTTCTTCAAATCCAGCCAAGTCCACGGCAATGTAGTACGAGCCATATTCTGGTTCTACTCCATATTTCAGCCATTCTTCCTTGAAGACATCTGAGCCAGCGTTGTCAAAGGAAGCCATGTACTCTTGCTTGAAGGCAAAGGTAGAGAGGGTTTTCTTGGCAGATTCAATCTCAGAGGGGTCGATCAGGGGGTTATCTTTGGTGGTGAAGTGCCAAGATTTCCAATCTTTGTCTTCTTCTGATCTTCCGAGTTTAAAAATGTCATAGAAAAAGTTACGACCTTTGGGAGTTCCGATGAACATTGCCCGACCTTTTTTGTCTGACAGCGAAGCACGAATGACTTGCTCCCATGCTTCTGGTTTGATGTCGGCAACCTCGTCAAGCACAGCATAGGTGAGTGACACTCCTCGCAGAGTATCTGGGCGATCTGCACCTCTAACATAGATTTTTGCTCCGTTTATCAGGGTGATGTCCATGTTATTGATGTGGCTAGACTGAATGACATCTCTGCCCAACTCCATCAAAACATCCCAAATAATCTGCCTAGCCTGACCATTGGTAGGCGCAACATACAGCACAGCCGAGCCAGCAGTACATTGCAGTCCTTCAATCAGGAGGGTAACGGCTGAGAGGCGTGACTTACCGCATCTGCGACCAGCGGCAATGACTTTGAACCTTGTTTTATCAGCAAAGACTTCTTGTTGCCAAGGGAGGAGACTGAAGTTTAGGTCGGACATTATTCGATGCTGTAGTCTGGAATTGAGAAGGGGTCTTTGTAAAACGGTGTATCTACCTTTTGTGTTGAAAGACTCCAGTTTTTGGCTTTTTCTACAGTGTCAAGTCCCATTGCATCAGGGTCTGCACCATACTGACGCATAAAAAATTCTTTCCATGCTGTGGGATGACTTGGGTCTTTTAGCATTTTTCCTGTTTTTGTAGACGATGGGAAGTGAGGTTTGCCGTCATAAGGGCTGATGGTTTCTTTTATCCCTGCTTTCCATGCTCCCCTGTAGTCATAGTCAGGAGATTGAAGAATCATCTCTGTCACTCGTTGGTTGTCCAATTTTTCTACAGGCAGGTTTTGTTCAGCGGCTATGTCTGATTTGATAGAGTTAAACAGTTGAGTTCCTTGTAACCAACTGCGAAACTGCTGTTCTTCCTCTGGTTTTAGTGTAGTAGGACTCCAAGGAGTCGCAGAAAATTTTTGGTACTCATTTAGCCAATCAGTCATCTTTAACCTCTACATCTTCTGCTTCTATGACAGGGTTTTCCCCAATACTGACACCACCAATGCCTGAGATGGTGATGTTGACTGCGGAGCGTTGTTTTCCTTCTTTTTCAAACAGGGAGACAGGGAGCATTCTGTCCATACAGAGTTTGAGTGCCGCCATTTGAGCAGGGTGTTCGTCATTCATGGCGATCTCAACTGCTTTGATGACAACATTAGAACCAGCACTGTTTATCAGGAGTTCTTTGAGTTCTTTGATTTTCTGTTGTTCAGTCTTGGGTAAGACGAGTGCCGCAGGGTTGTCTGCGTATTTGGATAAGGTCATCTTTCCTGAGCCACGAGGACGACCCTTCTTTTTCAGGTTATCAGGAAGTGCATCTACAGCGTTCATCTTTTGTCCAACAGAATGGGAAGTTAGTGCGCACTTTACACGAGAATTGTTTTCTTGTATAGTGAGTACACACACACGGGGGCATCACCCACCCCTCTATGCGGTTGAGCCGACCAAGTAGGATAAGCGTAGTGAACCATGTAGTTCTCAAGTAAAGCACAGACTTGAACGGGGCTAGTAGCGTGGAGAGATAGCACTGACAAGCATCTCTAACTTAGATAAACGAGAGGCTCTCCTTTAAAAGGATCACCCCCACTCACGGGTGTCTACTCCTGTTCGTCAACTAACCCAGCTTGTTGTTAACACTACGATTGGCTTTTCCAGTGCGGAGGAGGGTACACAAATATTTACACACAGCACAGCACCCCTCCCCCCCAGTAAGCACTAACTAACTTAGCAATCCCAAGAAAACCCGCCATTTTGGGGCGGGTATCCTTGGGGTTACTGGGTCAGGTCAAAGGCCAAAACTCAGCGGGATAAACATGCTTAATTGTTAATGGGTTGCCATCATATTCGACAGGTATTAATGTTAATTCTCCATCTCCCCAAATACAATCAACCTCATAAAATACAGGCTTTGGGCTATTGTCTGAAAGCAAAACGCCCACAGATGCAATTTCTATTTTCTTTTTCTTGAACATTATTAAACCTCCCCATCATCCATGTTTTCATCTAAGTCGAGGATAGTTATTTTTACGCTTAATAAATGCTCATTTAAAGCAAAACGCTCTGATAATTTCATTTAGTTTCTCCTTTAACTTTTTCATCCCACCACTCCAGCATTAGCGAAACCTCACTATAAGCTGGCCAATTCTCATTCATTTCTACAAGCTGCTTTAGTGTTTTAGCACCACAGTCTTCTAGGTAATCTTTATAATCGAAATTCAGCTTCTTTGCAACTCTTTTTAGATATTTTGTTTGTGAGGAAGGGATATACTTTGCAGGAAGCCTAATTCCGTAAAGAGAAGCTAATTGTTTCCAATAGTTTTGGTCTCCGAATTGATGAAATAGGCTTTCCCCTGCCAATCGCATCTGTTCCTTTTTTGCCCTCGCTTTGAGGGTCATTTCTATGCGTTTCTCTGGTGTAATGTTAGCTAGGTGTTTCATGCTTGTTTCTCCTTCAATTTCTTAGCTGCTTCTTCTACAGATGTTCTTGTGAGGTACTAAATATTATCGAAGTGGAGGTGTAAAGTGGGAAGTCGGGAACGATCTATTATGGTGGAAGTTGATGGTCTTGAGGTGGCCGTACCAAGGAAGAAAACTAGACGCACTCGCAATGGAGGTATAAAACCTGAAACTAAAGAGAAGTTCCTTGATGATCGGAACAATCCTCCTACTGTGGAGGCAAAAACACAAAAGCAAAAAGAGTATTTCAAACTCCTAAATGATCCAAATGTTCAAGCTATTGTGGTGTTAGGTCTACACGGCACTGGTAAAACTTACTGTGCAAGCGTTGTGGCTGCTGATAAATTTCGTAGGAATGAGATTAAAAAGATCATCGTAGCTCGTGCCTATGTGCAAACAGGTAAAACATCAGGCTTCAAACCTGGGACTTCACTTCAGAAGCTATATCCATACGTTCGTAACGTACTAGATACAATTAAATCTCGTATCGGTGCAGGGGCTTATGAAGTAGCACTGAAGGATGGGGAATCTGGTGAAATCCAAGTGCAAGAGGTCGAGTCCATACGCGGTCGCTCTTTCGATGAACCCAGCTACCTCGTGATTGATGAAGCTCAACAAGTTACAATTGATGAAATGAAAAGTATCGTCACTCGCGTTTCTGATAATTGTAAGCTTGTGCTTTGTGGGGATATTCGGCAGAAAGACATTCATGGGGAATCCGGCCTTGAATGGTTTATGAAATTTTCTAAGCGACACAATCTGAAAGGTGTAGCAGTTATTGACTTCTCAGACCCAAGTGACATTGTTCGTGGTGGTCTTGTACGAGATATTGCTATTGGTCTAATGAAGGATGAGGAGAATAATTAATGAGTGATAACGATTTCAAGCTTCTACCAATGATGCAGGCAACCAACACATTCACAACTGAAGTTCGTGGTACTCAATTCACCTACTATCTTACAGGCCCAATTGAGGCTCCTGAAAATTATGTGGATTTGTGTAACATTCTACGAACCGCTGGCCCTCAAGATGAAGTGATCATCCGAATAAACTCAAGAGGTGGTTTTGTCTCCTCTGAACGAATGATCGTAAATGCAATCATGGAATCTCAGGCTAATGTAAAAGGTTTTATTGAGTATGACTGTATGTCAGCGGCTACAGGTGTATTTTTGGCGTGTTCTGAACATGGTTGGGGTGAACACATTCAGTTCATGGCTCACTGCTCGTGGTGGGGTAGCGTTGGGAAGAATCCTGATGTAAAATCTCAGACAGAGTTCGGTATCAAGCAGATGGAAGAGGAGATTGAAACCACTTATGCTGGTCTGATGACGCCGGAAGAAATTTCTCAATGTAATGATGGCAAGGAATTTTGGTTTGGTGCAAAAGAACTTGAAGAACGTATGGGTAATTTCTACGAGTATCATGCAGAACGTGGATGTGATAATCCCGATTGCCATGAATGTTCTGGTGAAGCACCACCATCCATTGACTCCATCATCTCTGACGCTGTAGCTGAAGGTGTAGAACAAGCTTTGGATAAGCTTCTGAAGAAATACACGCTCACTGAGAAGGAGAAGCCTAAGAAAGCTCCTGCTAAGAAGCCTGCTAGCAAGAAGGTTCCAGAGGTATTACCAGACAATCCAATCGTTGTAGGGTATGATTTTAGTGATATGAAGCTACAAGGTGCATAAAAGAGGTTGCAATCCTGTGGAGTAGATTATATTATTACTCCACATTCAACGAAGGAGGATTTATGAAAATTACAGAGGTTGGTAAATATGTGACTACGGCAGGTAAAGTTGTTACTGTAGAAACTACAGATGGTTATCGTCGTGCTTATGGTAAAGACCCATCTGGCTATGATATCTCTTGGTATACTAAAACTGGTTTTGTCCGGTCAGGTCGGTGTAATGGAAACGATATACTTATTAAGTTGGAGGAAACCAAATGAACCGTTACCATAAAGTGAAACGTCAAATCTCAGAACGTAAGTTCTCACGTATCTTTGATAACAACCTTCATGCAACAGGAGTTTGCACGATCTATCGTTCTCATAACGAAGGAT